GGCAGTGGAAATAAAACATGAGCATAGGGACTTAGGAATAAACATTATTGTTGAGTCCGTAAAGGCAATAGAGCAGCGAGAAGCGGAAGAGCAGGCAACTTTTGAAGGCGAGGTAATACGAGAAGTCAGTGGCTGATATTAAGGTAGCACTTCATGATGCCCAAATGGAAATATTCAAGTCTAAAGCCCGATTTAAGGTCGTGGTGGCTGGCAGACGCTTCGGAAAGTCAAGATTAGCTGCTTGGGTTTTATTGATTAATGCTCTACAGAGCAAGAGTAAGGACGTATTTTACGTTGGCCCTACATTCCAACAGTCAAAGGACATAATGTGGGGTATGTTAAAGGAATTGGGAAAGGATGTTATCAAAACCGCCCATGAAAATACAGCAGTATTGACTTTAATCAACGATAGGAAGATATATTTAAAGGGTAGTGACAGACCGGACACTCTCAGGGGTGCAGGTTTAAGCTATGTTGTACTAGATGAATATGCTAGTATGAAACCGGAAGTTTGGGAAATCATTTTAAGACCAACTCTGGCTGATGTGAAAGGGGGTGCACTATTTATAGGCACACCAGCGGGGAAGAATCACTTTTATAAACTATTTGTAGAAGCGAATGAAACGGAAGGGGATTGGGAATCATTTCAATACCAGTCCATTGATAATCCCCTCTTGGACCCTACTGAGATTGCTGCGGCCAAGAGTACAATGTCCACCCAAGCCTTCAGGCAAGAGTTTGAAGCGACCTTTGAAACCTTTAGTGGTGGTATATTCAAGGAAAAGTGGATTACTTACGTAGAGGAAAATAAAGATTTCAAGGAAGGCACGATAGGTCAGTATGTAGTGGCTGTTGACCCAGCAGGTTTTGAACAGTCTACTAAAGATAGGGGTTTAAAGTCAAGTAAGCTGGATGAAACCGCAATATCAGTAGTTAAAATTGTAGGCGATGAATGGCTAGTAAAGGATATTTACCACGGTAGGTGGGGAATAAAGGAAACAGCGAATAGAATTTTAAATGCTGCTATAGATGTTGAAGCTACTACAGTAGGTATTGAAGCAGGAGCATTGAAAAATGCAATCATGCCCTACTTAGAAGATGAAATGAGAACAAAGGGCAGATGGGTAAACATTACTGATGTTACTCATGGTGGCAAAAGAAAGACAGATAGAATAACATGGGCTTTGCAGGGACGCTTGGAACATGGTAGAATTAAATTTAGAAAGGCTGATTGGAATAAATACTTCATCTCACAGATGATGGATTTCCCTTCACCATTAAGTCACGATGATTTACTTGACTCGTTAGCGTACATAGACCAAGTTTCAGTGGCGGATTATGCAGGTAGTATAGAGTTAGATGAATGGGAACCTATGGACGCAATAGCAGGATACTAATTTATGGCGGAACAAAAAGAATTATCTTATATTGACCCACACCAACACTTAAAGGATTGGGTATTAGGACGTGTGGAAATATGGGAAGAGCATAGAAACTCTAACTATCAAAAGAAATGGGATGAATACTATCGTTTATGGCGTGGTACTTGGGATGAAGAGGATAAGACTAGGAAGTCAGAGAAAAGTAGACTAATATCCCCAGCTACACAACAGGCCATTGAGGCCACTGTCAGCGAATTGGAGGAAGCAACCTTTGGTAGGGAACGATGGTTCGACATTGAGGACGATGTTCTTGATACGCAGCCACAGGATGTAGAGTATGTACGTAAACTGCTCCATGAGGACCTAGAAAAAGATGGTGCAAAATCAGCCATTGCCGAATGTTTGCTGAATGGAGCCATATATGGTACAGGTATAGGCAAGGTTCTCGTCACTGAAAAGATAGAGATAGTACCTTCAGAAAGACCAGTATCAGGTACATTAACAACTACAGTGGAAACTGAGGAAGTTCCCTATATCAGTATTAAAGTAGAACCTGTTTCCCCTAAAGAGTTTGTTATCGACCCTACAGCGACCAATATTAATGAAGCATTGGGTGTAGCACAGGTTGTAACTAAACCTCGTTACCTTATTAATAAGGGAATTAAAGAAGGCATATACATGGATAAGCCAATAGGAAGCTTTGATAAGGCTGATTTTGGTTTTGATGATGAAATATCTCACATGGCCAATGCGGATGATAAGGTAAAAATTATAGAATATTGGGGTCTGGTTCCTAAAAAGTTTCTTTCAACTGCATCAAAGGACATACATGAATTTGATTATGATGATGATGAATTAGTTGAAGCGGTTGTTACTATTGCTAATGATTCAGCAGTATTAAAAGCAGCGGAAAATCCATACATGATGCACGATAGACCATTTATAGCCTATCAGCATGACAGAGTTTCAAACCATTTCTGGGGAAGAGGTATCGCAGAGAAAGGATACAATCCCCAAAAAGCTTTAGATGCCGAACTGAGAGCACGTATTGATGCTTTAGCACTCACGACACACCCGATGATGGGCCTCGATGCTACTCGTCTACCACGTGGAACTAAGTTCGATATAAGGCCGGGTAAAACCATCCTCACTAATGGGGACCCTAAGTCTGTTCTAATGCCTCTAAACTTCGGTAGCCTATCCAATTCCACGTTTACTGAATCCGCAGAGCTAGAACGAATGGTTCAAATGGGTACTGGTGCTATGGATACCGCTAACAGTAATTTTGCCAATCCTCGCAATTCTACTGCTAGTGGAATGTCAATGCTCCAAGCGGCATCTATCAAACGTCAGAAGAGAACATTAATGAATTTCCAAGATTCATTCCTGATTCCCATGATTAATAAAGTTGTATGGCGAAGAATACAGTTTGATGTTAAGCGTTATCCAGTAAAAGATTATAAGTTTGTTCCTTATAGTAGTTTAGGTATAATGGCTAAAGAGCTGGAAACAACTCAAATGGTTCAACTGCTTTCAATGGTACCTCAGGACTCACCGGCTTTCGGTGTCATCCTTGTCAGTATTTTTGAGAACTCTTCTCTGAACAATAGAGATAAATTAATAGCCGCAGTACAACAAATGTTGCAACCTAACCCAGCAGAGGAGCAACAAAAACAAATAGAAATGCAGAAATCAATGCTTGAACTAGAGGAACTTAAAGCAGAGATTAATAAGTTATATGCGGAAGCACAGAAGTTGCAAGTAGAGTCAGGTGATAAGACATCCAATGAAACTCTTGCTAAGAAACAATTAGAATTAGCTGAGAAGATGGTCAAGATAAAAGGAATACAGTCGGAAACTGCACGTAATATTCCTGAAGTGGAACATCTAAACTCAGAAATTGTCCTTAATCTAGCTAAAGCTATGAATCAGTGACAGATATAGAACTATTAGAACAAAGATTAGATTTGTTTCAACGTGATGGTTGGCGTTCACTCGTAGATGAGTACACGGAACTAGCTGAATCGTTAGAAAAAATTTATGATATTGAAGATATAGGTACTCTACATGAACGTAGAGGACAGGTGTTTATTCTAAACATGATTATTAATTTAGAGGAAAGCACCAAACTAGCGTTAGAACAACTGGAGTAGTCCAGCTCTAACTTTTTTAACCCCCACAATCTTATATAGACGGAGGTAAGACTATGGTAAGTAAAATTGTAGAACCTGAGGTTGAAGAAACACAGGAAACAGAAGAAGATACATTAGAAACTTTAGCGATTCAAGATGAACCAGAGGAAACTGTAGAGGAACCGGAACAGGAACTTCCACAAAAATTTCAAGGTAAGTCTACAAAGGAAGTAGCTGAAGCTTACGAAAACCTAGAGAGAGAACTAGGTCGTAAGGGCCAAGAGATTGGTGAACTTCGTAAGTTGACTGATTCATTTCTTCAAACCCAGATAACTCAAAACAAAGAAACAACTACCGACACTGAAGATTTAGATTTCTACGATAATCCTGAAGCAGCTGTTAGGAAAATTATCGAAAGACATCCAAAATTCAGAGAGTTTACACAGCAGACACAGCAACAACAAGCTTCAATGACTGCACAACAACTCGAAAAAACGCATCCTGATTTTAAGGACGTTGTTACAAGTCCCGATTTTCAGGAGTGGATTGAAGGAAGCAAGGTACGTCAACGCTTGTTTAAGGAAGCAGACGCTTATGATTTCGATTCCGCTGATGAACTTCTAACGATTTGGAAGGAAAGAAAAATGATTTCCAAGACAGAGGAAGTTGAGGCGAAAAAGGAAACCAATAGAAAAGCTGCTTTAAAAACAGGTAAGGGAGTATCAAGAACTTCCAGTGAATCCACAGCGGGTAAAAAAATCTACCGTAGGGCTGATTTAATTCGTTTAAAACAAACTGACCCTAACAGATATGATACGTTAGCAGATGAAATATTCTCAGCATATCAAGATGGGAGGGTTAAATAAAATATAAGGAGAAAGTCAAATGGCTTTAGGAACAAACCAAGTCACGACTACAATCGCTAATAACTTCATCCCCGAACTATGGTCGGACGAAGTGATTGGGGCTTACAAGTCGAACTTAGTGGTTGCTAATCTAGTCACTAAACTGAATCATAAGGGGAAAAAGGGTGACACAATTCACATACCAGTACCCTCAAGAGGAAGTGCAAGTGCTAAGGCAGCAAACACGCAGGTTACATTATCGGCACCAACAAATACAACCGTTGATGTATCCATTAATAAACACTATGAATATTCTAAGTTGATTGAGGATATTGCAGAAGTGCAATCCCTTGCTTCAATGAGGAAGTTCTATACTGACGATGCCGGATACGCTTTGGCAAAGCAAGTTGATACAGACCTAGTAGACCTTGGAGAAGGTTTCCAAGGCGGTACGACTACTGATGGTAGTTATACATACGCCTATATTGGTACAGGAGCTACTTATTGGTCAGGCACTAATGAGGCAGACTTAACGGATGCTGGACTTCGTGCATTGATACTAAAACTAGATAATGCTGATGTACCAATGGACAATCGTTCATTGATTGTACCACCTGTAGTGGCTAATGACCTTTTAGGTATTAACAGATTTACTGAGCAACAGTATATCGGTTCTGGTGATGCTATCAAAACAGGTAAGATTGGTATGATTTATGGTATAGATGTTTATATCTCAACTAACTGTGATACTGCTGCTTCAGGCGGTGGTACTGGAAGTTCTGGTGGCGGCACTGAACGTGTTGGCATACTAATGCACAAAGATGCTTTAGTTCTAGCGGAACAAGTTGGGGTGCGTTCACAGACGCAGTACAAACAAGAGTATCTTGGTGATTTATTCACTGCTGATACTATTTATGGAGTTAAGGAATTGCGTAATGACGCAGGACTTTGTTTCGTAGTACCAGCTAGTTAATAGCTAAACTTAACCCCTCTTTAACCGGAGGGGTTTTACAAACAGAGATGGCTCAATGAGCATCTCATTTTATAACTCGCTTAATTAAAGGAGCAAATAATGACTAATTTAGTTACGTTCGACCCATTTAGAAATATGACAGTTGGCTTTGATGGAATATTTGACCGGCTATCTGCATTACCTAAATTTGATATACCAAATTATCCGCCTTATAATATCAGGAAAATTGATAAAGATAAGTACCAATTAGAAATGGCATTAGCAGGTTTTTCAAAGGATGATATAGAAGTTGAAGTAAAGGAAAATACTTTAACTGTTTCCGTTAAACCTTCCAATAAAAAGGAAGAGAGTTTTGTTCATAGAGGAATAGCTCAACGAGCTTTCAAAAGACAGTGGACTTTGATAGAGCATCTTGAAGTAAAGGATGCACAATTCAAAGATGGTGTTCTTATTATAGATATGAAACTAAACCTACCGGAAGAAAAGAAACCAAGAACAATTAATATAAAATAGGAGTAGATATGCCTTACGGACCCGGAACATACGGAAAGAAGAGGGGCAGACCACCCAAAAGGAATAAGAAGAAGAAGAAATAACTATGCCTATCTACGACTACGAGTGTAAGAATGGACACACTTTTGACCAAATGTGTACCGTTCAAGATAGAAAGGAACCCAAGGAATGTATCGAGTGTGGTGAAAAAGCCACATTCATATTTTCCATAAATAAGGTTAAGCCTCATTTTGGTAGCACAGACACGCAATGGACCATGCGTGAAAAGAAACGATTAAGTGAAACCAATAGGAACGGTAAATATAGGAATAAATTTAGTGGACATATTTGACGACACAATTAATAATTCTATTGATAACTTAGAGTTAGAAA